TTGTTTAAATTCTCTAAACCTCTTTTAGCGTTCTTGACCATAAAGGCAGGTGGTTTTCTATCTACTGCCATTAGTCTGCTCTCAAAACGTGTATTGAACCTGTACCAGTTGCCATAAGTCCCCATAGTTCATTATCTTGTTGTACTCTTACAACGACATCAGTATTGTTTGGTAAATGAAAACCATTTGATGTTGAAACGTCTGAACCACCTAAATACATATTGTTACCACTTGAATTATGCAAATTAATTGTTTGTTCGTAATTTACACTTGGAATAATTTTTATTGCTGATGTATTATTTAAAGAAACTTGTTCACTAATCATTTGTTAACTCATTAGTAGGGTCGTGTTGGTCTACACCTGTA